GGCTCGATGTGGCAGTGTTCCTTGATGGCGATCAGGTCCAGCACGGCTTCGCGATCGCTTGCGGACGGGGACGGGGTGACCGGGGGCGCGGGGGTGGGCCCGTCCTGGTTGTTCCAGTCCCACCACCCCCACCAGCCAACCGGCGCGGTGAACGTGACGAGATCCCGCACGAAGTTGTCCTGGTCTTCGTACAGGCCGGGTTCGTAGGATCGGGCGGGACTTGGGGCGGTGGGCACGCGGATATACGGCACGGCCGGGGGCGGCGGATCGCCGGGTTGCACGTCTTTCGTTTCGGGCGGGGTAAGCTTGCCGTGTTTCCGCGCGGCTCCCTGTTGGATGAGGTACGCCGCCGCGTAATCGGGAACGTCCAAGACGGAGCCCGCCTTGATGCGGGCCCCGTTGGGCAGCTCGATATCTTTGAGCGCCTGAATGGTCATGGTCTACTTCGCCTTGGTGTGGCTGCTGCTGGTGACCGGGGGAACGTGCTCCGTGACCGGCGCGGCGTGACCGGTTCCGCTGGTTCCTTCAGGAGCAGGCAGCACCCCGCCCGTTGTGCCGAACGGACCACCGCCCGCGCACGGCGGACAGGAGAACGGTCCGCACACGAAGGCCTGGGGCACGAAGACCGCGAACGCCACACGTTCCTCCGCCCGTACCGTGATGAGGTTCCGCACGAAATCGTCTTCATTCTGGAATGCGATTTCCACGGTCACGGTTTCGCGGTCGAACAGGGCGCACTGGCCGGGGAACGCGCCCACCAGGAAGTCGCCCACCGCCATGTTGGGGGTGGTGACGATGGGCAGCCCCCACACGCGCGGGATGCCGTCCTGGGTGGGAAAGCGGTCGCTCATCACGTAAGACCCGAACGAGGTCTTCATCATCTCGAGCTTCGCTTCGTCGGTGGGGTTCAGGATGATGGCGTTGGGGAAGTAGAACTGGTTCTCGATGTGGGTGGCGGCGATGTTCAATTCATCCAGCGAAACGAACGTGTTGCCGGTTCCCGGCGGGGTCCAGAACGTCGCCTCTTTTGTCGCCTGCGGCATGATGCCCCACAGATGGCCCGCCGTGTTGTCCCCGTAAAGAATTTCCTTGTCTTCCTTGAGCAGGCAGAAAAGGGAAAGCTTCTGTTGAATCGTCGCCATGATGAACGGCACGTCCTGCGCCATCTGGCGCGACACTTTCACGAACGTGGCAATGGTTCGCACGTTCGCGGTGTAGTCGGTGTACGTGACGCCGGTCTGACTCTTGCGGTCGCCTTCATTCACCTGATAATCGGCGGTGGGCACGGTCCACAGTTCGCGGACGTACTCAACCGCGTTCGTTCCATCCAGCGGCATCACCGGCACCACATCCCGCATCACCAGGGGCGGGAACATCTGGGGGATGAGGCCGACGCGGTACGGGAATATCGGGTATGCGCCAACCGGCGGCACGATTTGGGTGGGCCCGCCTTCAACAATGGTTGTCGCGGCCTTGGCGATATCGGGCCGCAACCGGCCCTTGATGGTGGTCTGCATCTGCACGCGCCCGTTCCATTGCATGTTCTTGAACTGGTCGCTCTCGACAACCTGCTGGCCGAGGGTCTTCATTTCCGGCAACCCGCCGCCGGAACCGGGGGCGCGGCTGCTGCGTTCCATGAGCCCCTTGATGCGCACGTCCTGGTCATCGATGCGCTTGCCATAATTCGCGGCCATCTCATCGTGCTTGGCGTTCATGGCCTTCTCGATGCGATCGCACTTTTCGCGGGCTTCCGAATCCACGTACCCCTTGGCATCCCGCAGCTTCTGGCCTTCCTCCCACGCGTTCTTGTACTCGACGCGCAGCGCCTTCATCAGCTCCATGTCGTCTTTGAAATTCTGCTGTTGGTCCATAACTACTCCCACGGCGGGCGCGAAAACGCTTGCGCCACGCGGTTATAACGGTTGGCATCATCGGGCATCCCACGCGATGAAAGATTCAGATCCGACATCAGGCGCATGACTCGCCGCGCGTCGGTCCGTGAAAGGCCATCGGCGTCCCGCAGATACCTTTCGAGGTCGCGGAACGTCTTCAAATCCGCGACAAAAGCCTTGGGTTGCGCCGGGAACGGGGTGAGCGAAACCTCCCACAAGTCGATTTGCTTGATGGTTCGCAGGTTGTTCTGGTCGTCCCATTCCCAATCGTCGGCCATGAAGCCGATGGACATTCCCATGCGGTAGCCGATATCCGCCGCCAGTTGCAGCATCGCGTAAGCATCCGCCCCCGTGCTGGTGTTAGTGGCCAACTGGCCGTTCAGCATGAGCCCCTTGCCGTCTTCCGCCAGCGAGGTGGAGAACCCCAGGGGCGGCTGGTCCGAATCGTGGTTGTAGAGAATCGGCACCATTCCCTTTTTGGCCGCGATGGTCTGGCCGAACGCGCCTGGCTGGATCTTGTCCCCCTGAAGATCCTTGGAATACGCGGACGCGTAACCGGAGAACGAACCGTTCTTATCGGTCTTGATTTCGGTCATCGGGAATGTCTTTCGCTCGAAAACGTGCTGTCGAAAGAACGTCTCTAGCGCGTCGCTTCGGCTGGCAAGATCCGGCACGTCCTTGCCGGCATCATCGATGTGGCGGGCCAGATGGTTGTACACTCCTTTGCGGTCGCCATCTGGAATGTTCGCGCCGCCGCGGCCCCCGTTCAGGGAACCGATGCCGGATGACGCAGCCCGGGTGTTCGCGGCCCCCACGTCCCCGTCGCTCGAAACCATATGATGGGGAAACTTGTACGCGCTCTTGGTGGTTGGGTCGGCCTCGGGATCTTGCCAAGCGAACATCTGGCGGTAGTAACTGGCCGTTCCCCCGTTATCCATGTTGCCGACGTGCTGGCCGCTGTCCCACGCGGCGTCTGTGGTATCGGTTGAATGAGACTGGATCGCTGCCATGTCATGCTCCTTTCGGCGCAACCGGCGCGGGTTGCGGCATTGGCGGCGGGGGAACTTGTCCAACCGGAACCGCCACCATGTTCAGCGGCGTGAGGTAATCGTCGCCGCCTTCAAACGTGTTCATGTCTTCCTTGGTGCGGATTTCGTTCTGGCTCATCCATCCCCACTGCCGGGCGGTCGCGTAGCTGGCGTACCGGGTCGCGATGTCGCCCCGCTCGAACGCGTCCAGGTTGAACCGCCATGAATAATCGGGGTCCAGCAGCGTGCGGTCGATGCCTTGCTCCAGGCACCGCACATACGGGTAGAGGGTGTACCGCAGAAACTCTAACGACTGTTGCTCGACTGACGCGTAGGTGGGCTTATCCATCGCGCCTATCAGGTGAGGGGGCACCCCGAATATCCGCGCGATCTGTTCCACCGAGAACCGCTGTTCATCGATGTATTGCAGTTGCTCCGGCGGGATGCCGACAGAAGTAAACTTCATTCCCTCTTCGAGAATCGCGATCCGCCCCGCGTTCTGCGGTCCCGCGTGCATCGCGTTCCACGAATCGCGGATGCGGGCCACTTGGTCGGCTTTCAGAAGGCCGGGGTATTCCAGCACCCCGCTGGGTTGGCCGCCGTTGTTGTACAGCGAGGTCGCGTACATCGTCGAGGCGGTCGCCAGCCCGATGGTCAACTGGTGATAGATGAGAACCGGCAACCCGAAATAGCCGTCCATCGTAAACATGCGGAAGTGAATGATATCGGCCTCGGTGAAGATGTTGAACTTGCCCCGAAAATCGCTGTAGTAGTAGTCAAACGTGCCGTCCAGGTTCAGAACCATTGAGACGCGGGCCGGGTTCAGCGGCCAGATGCCCACCACCTCCCCGTTGATGCGATCCACCCACGTGTAGCCGTTGCCGTACAGAAGCAGTCCAAGCAACGTCGGCTGAAGCCACTGTTGCAACGGCATCATGGGATTCGGCGAGGCCGTCAGCATCGCGTACAGCGGGTGACTGGTCGCCGGTTCCTTGCCGTCCTCGGTGACTTCGAACAGGTTTGTGGGCAGCGCGGCGATGGACGTCGATATCAACCGGCAGCACGCCCACACCGCCGCAGACGCGAGCGCGGCGTTCGCTGCAGGCGATATGCCGATGACACCCGGCATCGTGTTGACCGGAACCCCCGCCGATGACAAGCTCGACGTGCCGGTGGTCTGAATCGGGGTGCCGTGAATCGTCTTGAGGTCGGACGGGCCCCTGAACTTGGAAGTCCCGAACCGCTGGCCTGCCGGCTTGGGAAAGAAACGGTCCAACGTGTTGCGAATCAGATCGACCATATGCCGCGTTCCTTGTACGCCGTGGTTTCGCCGCTCTGCTGGTACATGCCCCGGTGAATGCACATCAGCAGGCACGTCACGCCGTCGATTTTCTTTTCGTCGGCGTCTTTCGTCGGTCGCATCAGGTCCCCGGATCGCTCGACCCGCACGTTCGCCATCATCCAGGCGAGCACCGGGTCGCCATCGTGGCGGATGCGGCCCGCCAGAACCAACCCTTCAAGCTCCACCATGGCCGGGTGGAAGTTCGGGGCGGTCTGCCGAACCTCCACCGGCCTTTTCATCCCCGCCTTCTGAATGTCCGCGATGAGCGGCCCCGCGTGGAACGGGTCCACGATGATTTCCCGAACGTCAAACTGGCTGCAAACGTCACCGAGGTTGCCAAGGATGTAGGCGAAATCGGTAACGACTTCAGGGGTGGCGGTGAGCCGTCCCATTGTTTCCCATCCTTGGTAGTGCGCGTTCTCCGCCCTATTGACCGTGGTTTCCGGCAGGTAATAGCGCCCGAACACGGCCCACCAGTCCCGCCCAATGGTCGGCGGAAACGCGGTGACCATTGCGGCGATATCGTTGCGAAGCGCCAAGTCGATGCCGACATAGCACGTCTGTCCCGCGAAGTCTTCGATCTCCAGCTTATGGTCGCCGCACTTTTCCCACGCCCCGGCAGGCAACCACGCGATCGCGGCGTTCACCCAGATGTTCAGGTGCTTGGTAAAGAACGCGGCCTGCTCTGACGGCATCTGCATCGCCCGCCGCCCTTCAACCCGCATTCCTTCGGCGTGAACGCTGATGCCATAGTTCGGGTTCGCCTTCGCCCATGTTTCTTCGCTCCAAGGATCGTCGCCGTCGTCGCGGGTGTAGATGATGCCGAAATAGGCGTCGTCGGCTTTGCGCCCGGTCAAGAGATCAATCACATAGTTGTGCTGGTCAAAGCAGACCGACGCCCGGTTCATGCCTGCCGTTGTGATCGCCCAGATAAGGGGCTGCATCCTAGAGCCGGTCGCGGTAGCCAGCACATCCCACAGTCCACGGTCGGTGTGGGCGTGCAGCTCGTCCACA